ACTTTAAACTCTTGTTCTTTCTTCTCTTTACCGACTACGTGAACTCTTTCTATAGGGTCATCTATAGATTCAAGCCCTGCTATGATACATAACTTGTTAAACGTCTTGCGTTGAAAATTCTCGCTGCCATCATTGTTATCTAGCTTCAGACCGTATAAAGTAAGAGAGCTTCCTTTATACTCTACGTTAAAGTCCAAGCTTCTAGCTCCGTGCGTATTTATCTTTACGCTAACGAATTTAATCTTACAATCATAGATACCGCTTTGTTTTATATACTCGAAATCTGATTCAGAGATAGATTTTTCGTCTACTTTAGTCGTGAAAAATGCCATTTTAATCCTTTTATAATACGTATTCTTCTGCTTCCGTTTTAGAAGCTAGAAGTTGGCGGATATACTCGTTAATATCGAATTTATCCATATCAACCTTTTCAGGCAACTCTTTCAAAGTACTCCTTGCAGGGTACTTGAAACTCTTAAAATACACTATCAATTTACCGCTTGATTTTTCAATGAATATAGCATCATTTACGATAGATAGCCAAGATCCTGCTTTTGCAAATTGACCTTGCGCCGGTATAATATGTCTACCGCTATCTGGATCTACTACCGTATGAGCTACTACTATTACAGACACTCCGTTAGCTATAAGAACATTCTCAATATAATTATTTAGCTCTAACGTGTCTATATTGTTTTGTTCGTGGATTTTAAAACCGGAATACTTAATTGAATTGTATTTAGTCATAGCCGCATACAGTTGAGTTATAGTATCTAAGATTATAAAATCCGGGAACTTACCGAACTTCTCTTTATAAGAGCTTATTTTCTCGTTTATAAAATCTATAACGCTATCTATACCTTCATACTTTTTAAAATTAGCATGAGGTACGGAAAATCCGTATTCTTTTTTATCAAAGTTAATAACTAAAGCATTCTCTACTTTAGAAGTAATGGTAGATTTACCGCTAGATTCATATCCAGCAACTAACAGTTTTACAGTGTTTGCCACTAATCTTTCTCCTCTCTTATAGTGTATAAATGTTCAAATCCTTTAGCTTCCCATATAGCGTCTATGAAAAGCGAAGCATGTTCAAAACTGCTAAATGAAGCTATAAGATTCCATTGATCTTTTGTAATTAGATCAGATGCTTGATCTGCATCATAATTATTCATAATAGCTGATATCGCTGTTAAATAGTCTATTTTTACTTGATACACTTTATAAGCCATTATGCTTCCTTTAACCTGTAATCAGAATACAAAAGATACGTAAGTTCAGGACATTCTTTAGCTTTTAAATACGTTTCAGCTATAAGCTTTAGATACTGTTCTATAAACTCCATATCATCGTCTGTAATAAGTTCCGTAACCGGTACGACTTGAGACGGATAGTCTTTCATAGGTTTACCTGTCTTTTCGCTTATTCGTCCTACAACATTTTGAGTAATCCATACTATACGCATACGAGTTACGTCTATACCTAGTTTTCTATATACCCAAGCATAAGTAAGTAACTGCCACTTATAGTGCATAGGTATGTAATCGTCCGGAGTTGTTTTAGAAGTAGTTTTATAATCTACTATTGTATCTCCTATCAATGCGTCTGCTGTACCCGCAACATAAACTCCCGGAAGAATTTCCGTACAAATAGTATCTTCTGATTTTTCAGGAATACCGTGAACTCTTAGATAATCTATGAGAGCTTGACCCATAGGTATCATTTGTTCTTTAATCTTTTCTTTTTCCTCTTGTTCGAGACATTCGCTAGCATCTATATAGTCATATAATTCTTGTTTATCTACTTTACGTAATTTAGTATAGCTTTCGGCTATTCTATGTACGCAAGACCCTAGAACTGAATAGAAGTTTCCTGCAAAAACTTCTAAACCTAAAACCTGAGAACGATACCATTCCCATTTTTTATCTGCAAATTTAGAAACTGATGAAGGGCTAATCCTAAAACTTCCTTCAGGAATAAGTCCTTCATAGTTTTCTTTATAATCCATCGGTTTTAATTCCACTCTATATACTCCTGCCACTCGGTATTTTTTAATAGAGCTTCTTGACATTGTGGAGGAAGCTCGTGAAAATACTCTAAAGCTTTTTGTAAAGCTTCGTTTTCATCTTTAGCCGAGTCAATCGGCACCACATACTCGCTTACTTTAATTATATTAACTTTTATTTCTGACATATCAAGCCGTTCCTTACTGCATAACCTAAACGTCTAAGCTTAGACCTAACCGAAGCCTCCGTAAGGTCTTTAGGGAGTATTCTTAATAAATATTCTAAAGATCTCTTAGACTTAGGTGTAGCTTCGTCTGCGCAATAAGCTATAGATTTAAGTTCGCTCTCGCTCCAATAATGCGTTTTAACCTTTTCTACGGCAAATGGATTAATAGTTTCTTTTTTTACTTGCGTAGGTTTTAAAACTTCTGAAGTTATGTCGTCTATCAACGTAGAAGAGTTACACTTTTTATCCTCTTCTTCGCTAACTAAAGTAAGTATTTTTTGAAATCCTTCAAAGATTTCTTTTAAAACTTTATATATTTCCGGGTTCATTTTTCTCCTTTTAAACTCTTATAATCTCTTTTTTCGCCTATAAAAATATGAGCTTTAATTCTCATTCTAGATACGGCTACATAAAAAAGTTTCAAAAACTCTTCATTAGATATAGGTCCGTTATAACGGTTGTACTTTGTAGGTTTTCTATCGAGTTGAGCTGCTATATCTCTAGCGTCTATAAAAACTTCGTCAATAGTTTGTCCTTGAGCTTTATGGATAGTAGAAGCATAAATATGTTTAGGATGATAAATACTATCTACGGTATTCCAATAATACTCTTGACCGTTTTCTAAAGCTTTGTTTAAAAACTTTTCTTCAAGTGTCTTAGACTTCATAACGTAAAAACCGTACTGGTTTCCGTCGAAAGATACCCTTACTACGAATCTATCTTCATACTCTCCGGCTGTTATGACTTCTACTACGTCTCCGTTTTTAGCTCTACCTAAGGGTTTATCTAAAACGAGTAAATCTCCTTGTTTATACCTTTGTCTACCGGTTATGTTATTGTTATACGAATCTATAACTCGGTTTGAGTATGCGAGTATTCTTTTAGAAGCTTCGCAAGCTTTATAAGCTTTACAAAATTCTTTATGATTTTCGTACATAGTTATGTTATCCGGTAAGTCTTGTTTAAATTCCGGAAGTTTTTTAGTCTTAACCGAGTTTCTAAGCTTTTCCATATACCTCTTTAGCTTTATGTCCGTATCGTCTTGACGCATTTGTTGATCTAGGTTTACGTTTCGATCGGTTTGAATCTTAGCCTTAACTCCTACTGCCGGTAACTGACATTCGTCTCCTACGAATAAGATATACTTATAAGGTGTTTTTAGTATCTTTTGATACACTTGATTAGGTAGCATAGAAACTTCGTCTACTATGAGTAAATCAGCTTGTCTTGCTTCGTTTATATCGCTTAGATATTCTTGCGTACCGTTTCTAACCATAACGAAACCTAACGCCGAATGAGTAGTATAAGTCTCTTTTCCCGTAGCTTCTTTTAGATTAGCCTTAGCTTTATTTGTAGTAGCGGTTAAAAGTACGCTTCCTTTAAAGTTTTGAGCTATCTTAGATATAAGAAAACTTTTTCCTGTTCCTGCTGCTCCTGTTAAAAACACCGTCCTAACGTCTTTAGGCATAGCCGAAACGAACCAGTTATAAACTATAAGTTGTTTTCTATTAAGTTTCATAGTTCATTCCAACTACCCTTATTTTCGCTATATTTCCATTTACCGTTTTCAAACAGGTACAAGTACTCTGCACCGGAATTTCCTAACTCAAAACCTATATTAGTTCTGAATTTAGTCTCTTCATAAGGTTCTTTTCTATCTCTATGATAGAATATACATACGTCTGATAAAGGATTATCAAATGTATGTTCTTCGCCGTTTTTAGGAGCTATTTTAGGTCTTAGAGAACTTAAATCTCCTAGGTTAATAAGTTTTTTAACTTTATCTTTCGTTTCGTAAAACCTTTTTAACGTATCTCCTACGCTTCCTTTTCCTTGCGGATAACCATCCCAGTGGCAATAAATATAGTCTATATCGCTCGTATTTACGTCTTTGCATCCTATTAAACATCTAGTAGCCATTACATACTCCAATTTCTAATTTGATTTAAAATCGTGTTCTCAAACCTATGACGTTCCATAGGTTCATCCCAATAAGAGTTAATCTCTTCCATTAGGTTTAGTATTCCTTCTTTATCCATACCAAGGTCTTTAGCGTGCTTAGCTGCACGAATAAGACTGATACTGCCTTCGCCTTGATTTGCTTCAAACGCATATCTAAAGGTATCGAATGGAGAAGATAACAAAGCTTTCTTTTGAGGATCGGATAGCGAACTAAGCACTACTTTAGGTTTAGTTTCGTTATTTGCGTTTATAAGATGTAACCTAACTTCGATAGGTTCTTTATCGGTAACTGAATAAACCTTTCTGCCCGCATAGCTAAAAAATATTTGAGACTTAGGTAACGGATCTATATCTAAACTTAGATATTCAGCTATACTTTCTATAAAAGCTTTATACGTCTTATCGTCCAGATCTACAAAACTATCTAGTTCAAGTAATACCCTAAATTTATTAGGATTGTTTTGATTAGAAGTCCTTACGATATGGTGGTTAAAGTTTTGAAGAATTAAATGAGTTTGTTCGTCCGTAAATATAGATTTATCTATATCTAAAGCAATCCATTTAGTTCCTCCTTCGATGTTAGCCTTACCTCTTATTCCGTTTTTAAACTTAAACGGACTATACGCATAATCTTGCAATAGCATATCTCCCAAGGCTTTAAAATCTACTTCTGCGTAGTTGTAACCGCTTGCACACTTACTTTGTCTCTCTTCTTTAGTTCCTTTGCATTCTATATAACTTACTCCCAAAGCGTTAGTTTTAATAATCTTGGAGTATTCAATACCGTTCTCGGTAGCTTTATATACTCCGCTTTCATCATAACTTCCCGCTAACGTAGCAAGTTCTTTAAGGCGTTGAGAAATGTTAGAACTTCCTTGAATATACCCTAGTTTTTTAAGAAGATGTATATTTACGAAGCACTTATTATTTTCTAACAACTGTTGAACTAACGAAACGAAAAGCTCATAAGGCTCTTTAACTAGCTCTATTTCAAAATTCATCATATCTTCGTTCAATACTTCGCAGAATCTAACAGCTTCTAAGTAATCTTCTTCGGTAATAGTATCGTGGTCTTTAAACATAGCGATAGCTCCGCTTAGTTTTAAAGCTTTCCACTGCATATGAGTTCTAACTATTTTTGAGATAGGATACTGTTTTTTAATCCTATCGCTAGCTTCTATGTTGTATCTTTTATAAGTAGTAAATACAGCTATAGCTTCTTTAGATACAGTTAAAGGTATCTTTCGTTTTTCATACTGTTTTTTAGCCATATCTAAAAAGATATTTTCATAAGCTATTATAGTTTCTCTAGCAATATCCTCTAAAGCTATTTCATCGGCTATCATATCCGAAATCTTGCTATATTCTTTTTGAACCGGTATTTCCACGTTATAGTTAAAAAAGCTCCTTCGAGCTAGTTTTGAGCTAAACTCGATTTTAAACTTTCTTTTTACCGTATCATCAAAAAGTATATTATCCGGACTTCCTACAAATAAAGCCGATACCGGAAGATTCTTGATTTCTTTAGATTGACGTTCTTTATCTTTTATGACTTTTACTTCTTTCTTACCTTCATCATACATTTCCGATAGTAGCTGAAGGTTTGAAGTAATAACCGGAGAAACTAAAAGTTCTGAACCAAACTCCGAGCTAGTTATAAATCCTGCTCCTATACCCGTATCGTCTATCTCGTTTAAATACGCTATGTACCCTTCAACCGTTGAAGGAGCTGCAAACAACGGAATAGGCGGAGAATAAAATTTAGAATATACCTCTAGCGTATCTGCTTTAGCTAAATTTTTATTTTTAGCCGATCTAATAGCATCGTTTACGGCTTTGTTCTCTCTGATAGAATTTATAAACTCGTAACCTAGTTTATAATTCTTTCGCATAGCATTAATTGAGCTATCTTTACCTACACCGCTACCGGTTATACAAAACGTAATAGCATTGATAGGTATAGAACTAGTATTCCAGTGTAGAATGTTTCTTCTAAACTGTGAAGCAAATAGAATAAACTCGCTTACGGCTATCGTAAGTTTCATCTTTTCAGTTACTCTAGTATTTGGAATACTTTTAGCAAGATCGGTTAGATATTTAGGCATTTTACCCGAGAAAATATCTTTCTTTTCTAATTCTGCTCTAAGCAATTCATACATCTTTGTTCCTTTTAAAATATCCGTGAATAAATTCGGATAAAGAAATAGCCGTATTTTCCTCAAGATTCCACGTTATTTCAGATAATCTCATATCTTCGGATTCGTTTAGTAATTTAGCTACTTCATAAGGCTCTAAAAGACAGTTTTCTAGCATTACTTTATGTACTTTACCGCTAATCTTTACCAGCATCTTTTTCCTTTAGATTAAAATATTTTTCATAAACTAATCTTGCTCTAGTTTGACCTGCTTGCGAAATACCTTTATAAGCCGTAAGAGCTTTTATAACGTCTCCTTCGTACTTAGTTAAGTAGTAATTCAAAACTAAGGCACAAGCGTAAATCTGCTCTTCTACGGTTTTGTTAGGTATCTTCCAATATTTTGAATGGATACCTCCAAGACCTGATACTTGAGAATTTTTGTGCGTTTTATTTACGTCAAACTCGCTTTCAGAGTTTATGAGAACCGTAAGTAATATAGGCTCTAAGTCGAATTCTTTAGCCGCTCTATATACTATATCCGCCGTATTTAGGTCTTTATTGAGCATAACTTCATAAATCTTGTTAGTCTCTATAAATCTAGTAGCCTCTTTAGCTATTTGAGTATCTAACATACCTCGTAACGTTTCTAGTTCTTTTTTAGTATCTAACAAACGCGTTTCTACGTCTATTACTTCCATAACGGCTTTAGAGCGTTCTTTTACTAGATTAAACGAGATATAAGAATCCCAGCTAATAAGACCGATTAGAACAAATAAAAACCAGTTGTCTGTTAAAAATCGTTTCATCTTTCTCCTTTAATGAGTTTCTGCTTGCGTACGTCCAAAATGAGGTTCTCCTTTTACTTGATATTTAAGTCCTAACATATCACTAGCCGTTTTAAAAGACTTAGTTAAAATTTCTCTAACAGCTTCTTTTGCTTCGGGGATAATTTCAAGATTAACTGCATCGTGAATATTTGCGACGTATGCGAACTCTTTACCGTGAGTAAAGAGTTTATTTAGTCCTTCGTCGATACATATAAGATAGTACTTCATAAAGATAGCTCCGGCGCTTTGAAGTAGTAGATTTAAGGCTTTATGTTCCGCACGAACATTGAGTAACCTTCCGTCTAAGCCTACGATCTTATTGTTTTTAACATTAGCTAACGTATGTTCTACTAATTGTTTATACCCTTTAGTATTATCTCGGAATAAAGTAGATACTCTAGCTCCGTAAATAGTTTGCATTATAATTTCTTCATCATATGGAGCGAGTGTTTTTGAAGCTATAGGATAAAAAGCTTTACCGTTTATATACGTAAGCCTCTTTTCTACTTTTTCTTTAGCTTTACGGTATTCTTGCTGAGTATATTCAAACGGATTTTTATCCCAAGTTTGAATACCTATCTTAGTTTCTCCAGCACCATATATCACGCTATAAATAAACGTTTTTGCTGCATCGCGTGTAGGAAGTCCTACTCTATGCTGATTAACCGTATGAATATCCGTTCCGTTAGATTTATCTCCCGTATCTACGATATGAGCAAATTCGTAGTTATCAAACTGTCCTAAGTAGTGTCCTAGCATCACGAGTTCTAGCGCATCCGCATCTACGTCTACTAAGAGCTTTCCTTCAGGAACGCTCATAAGTTCTCTAAACTCTAAATCTTTAGATAATTGAGTGATGTTAGGTTTAGAGTGAGTCATTCGTCCGGTATTAGCTCCCAAAGAATCTACTTTACCGTGAAGTCTATGAGTATCTTTATTAAAACAGTTTATAAAACTACCAGAACCGGTAAGCAACTGACCTAAGTCTTTACTTAGTTTTAGATATTCTTTTAGAGTAGCTAACGTATCGTTTAAATTATTCATTAGCTATCCTTGATAAACCGGTATATCTGCTTGTTCTAATAACTTTAAACCCTCTTCGTTATCGTTTAAAAGAGTTCGGTAATGAACCGATCTAACTTTTTTAGATAAGATAATAGCTGAAGCACAGTTTATACAAGGAGCGTATGTGCAATAAAGATCGTACGTACCTTCTGCGGAAAAGATTAATGCTCCTATTTCTGCATGAATTACGACGTTAGACGTATGTCCTGATTCATCTCTCGTGGGTAAATCTAAAGGTGTTTTGTTATACGCTGCAAAAAAATAGGTAGCCTTTCTATCTAACGGAAATAAACAACAACCCACCTGACGTTTATCTTTAGATAAAGAAGCTACTCTATCTACTTCTTTCCACTTTTCTAACTCAGTCATTTTTCTCCTTTTAAAATGAATGTACTAAACTTCTTCGTTATCTTCATAAGTTTCCCCCAAAATACTTTCGTCTACTTTTATATTTCCTTTTTCGGTATAGTTAATCGGTCTCCAACCAAAGGTTTCAATAAGCCTGCTAGCTATCTGTTGTCTAGAATTAGGATTAAATCTAACTAGCTTAATTTTTTGATACTCTCCTCCAACTCTTTGAGGAACTATTCTATAAGGCTTATCAGACCATTTCATAGATTTTGGAGGAAACTTATACTTACCGTTTTTAGTAATCGGTAAAAGACTAAAGTAGTTAGTTAGATTAACGTAGCTAGGTAATTTTACCTCTTCTCGTAGTTTCATAACTCTAGCTTTAGAAGGTATTACTACGTCTCCGTCAGGCTCAAATTTAGGCGGAAAGAGTTTTAAAAGTTTATGTTCAAGATTCATCTGCCTGAATTTCAATTTCGTGGCTAATTCCATTGCTTTATCTATATCAAACCAGAATCCAAACTCTTGCTGATTATAAATGATGCTAGCTACTTTATACTCTAACTCTCTAACTTTAGAACTAGGGTAATTTACGTGAGACCTTAGATGGTTGTATAATTCATAAGTTAAATCTACGTCTCTTTTACAATACGTTACCATATCTTCGGTAAGTTTAGTAAAATCCTCAAACTCGATCTTATTTAATCCGAATCTATAACCAAATGCCTCAAGAGAATACGAACCTATAAGAGACGTGGGTAATTCGTCGATACCGTAATCAATACCTTTAAGTATATCTTTTGGATACGTTAGTTTTGCATCTATTAACGTATCTACGATAGAACAAGAAATAGGGCATAATAATTTTTCAATTACCGGAATATCAAATTTACATATATTATGCCCTATAACTACATCTGCTTTAGATATAATGTTTACGGCATCGTTTAATGATCCATCGGAATTACTTGTAGGAGTTGACGTATAACATTTAGTAGGTTCGTTATTTTTCTTTATAGCTATACAATGAATTGTTTTTATATCAGAAACTAAAGCAGGTATATTTTCAGTTTCTATATCAATAACTAATGAGGTCATCTTCGATCCTCAAAAGCAAATCTAAGTAATCTTTTTCAAGTTCTATTTTCGTATCTCCAAAAGTGTTAAAAATATCTTTTTCGTTAAGATACTGATCAGAGATTTTTGATAAGTATTTTTTAGCTTTTTGAATAGATAAAGAAGAAAACTCTTGTCTATTTTTAAGATATTCTAGCTCCATAGCCTTAAACACTCCGTTAAGATAGTTTACATAAGAATCTATGCTTTCTGTGCTGGTATAATTTTTTTGAAAAACCGTCTTAGTCTCTGGAATATCTTTTAAATCATCGTAATAGTTAAAGGTATATCCCGTAGTTTTAAAAGTTTTTCTAGTTAGATTTTCAGGTTTTATAAAATCTGTAGAAGGTTTATAATCGCAGTTATCCCAAAACTTTTTAACTTCTTCTATAAATTTAGTTATAGAAGGAATCCTATCGGTTATAAAATAACCTTCTCCTACTTCTTTTTCTGGAATATCAAAAAATGTTTCGGCAATACTAGGCTTAATTATAACGTTAGGATCTCTTACGTAACCTATGCACCTTCCTTTGAAGTATTTAATAACGTTTTCTTCAACGTTACATATCCTAGCTTCGTTATGAGCTAGCTCGACTCTACCGTTCTTATTATGATCTACAATAGAGCTAACCGAGATTTGCCACTTAGCATCTGCTAACGGATAAACTATACCCGGACTATTGTTTATGTCCTTAGCTAAATCGGTAGAGCTAAAGGCTTGACTATTAGGCATTTGTGCAATACCTTGTTTTACAGAAATTCTCATTTTAATATCCTTTCTAAATCTTTTATAATGGCGTTTAATTCATTATGCCAAGATCGGTAAGGCTCTCTTGACGAGCCTACCGATAGTTCTATTTTTAATTTTAAGTCCTCTACTCTCTTTTTTACGTCCGTAATTTCTATGATTACGTCTTTTAAATCTTGTACTAGATTTTTCACGGATGTCTATGTAAAGTGTTTAAAGAAACCGATTGAAACGTAAAATCTTTAAAGTTCTTTTCTACTAAAGGCATAAGCTTAGCGATTTCTAGTTCTTGTATAGGTTCAAGAGCATTGGACACTTCTTCAACGTCTTTAAGCTCAAAATCTATACTACCTCCTGCTACTTCTTGCTTATAGTTAAATATAGTAGTAGGTATTTGAATAACTAAGATAGAACCGTCTTCAAATATTTTTTGGATATTTAGACTCCAATAATGAACCTGATACTCGCAAGTATCTGCAAGTTCTCCGCTATTGTTATAAATTTCTTGTAGCGTTTGGTTATCCCAAAGAACTATGGTAACTAACTTATCCGTCGTATATTCTTTAATTACTTTATCCATTTTGCTTCCTTATAGATGTTTAATGCGTATTCTTTAGCATATTCTGCCCAAGATAACCAACCAGGCAATAATATACCTTCCGTATATGCACTGTTAGCGTTTGAGTGATTTAAATTAACTAAACTTTTAAATAAACGGTTATCTTCATTTCCTGTACAAACGTTATAATAGTCGTTTAACTTATCTTTTTTATAAAAACGTAAAAACGTATCAGACGTTAAATACTCCTTATAGATTTCAGAATCACTTTCCTCTTCATCGTCATCACAGCTTGAAGTTTCATAAAACCAATCAAAACCTATATTACTTGAAAGCATAGGCGTTATAGATTTTCCAGCAATACTCTCATTTTGCTGAGCAAAATTTTTAATTAATGAAACTCCGTAATATGGAACAAATCTTCCAAAAGTTAAAATTTGTTGAGGAACTAATACGTATAATTCTTCGTTTGTTTTAGCCTTTCTTCTGTACGTACTATTTTTTTTAACGTTAATTAGATCTGCCGATATAGTTCCAGAAAGTAATTCGCAAGCAGATAACCTTAAAAATTGCGTAAAGTCTGCATTTCGTGCAGCTGAATAAGAAACAACGTCATAATCTTTTTTAATAAAAGACTCTAAGATAGTATCCATTATATAAGAAAAAGAACATGAAGAATCTTTCATAGATTCTAAATTATATAGTTCTTTATTTTGCAAAATGTGTGAACTAAGTTTATAAAAAACCGGAATAAATCTATCTTCGTCTAGTTTTAACAGCTTTTCAAAATCTAACAAGGTTAAAGCCGTTACCGGATGAAGTGGGTTAAATACGGCTTTACTTTGCGTATCGTATAGCACAGCTCCGTAAAGATCAGGGATATTAGCCATTATATCTAAGGCTTGCTGAAAAGACATAGCTTGATCTATTTTTACGGGATTTTCTAAAAACGACGATGTATCGAATGTTTCGTAAAATGTTAGACAAGGGGTTAGTTCCTCTTGGATATCATTATTACAGTAGAAGTTATCATACGTTAAAAAATCCCCTTTAGGAGCTGTTCTAAAAGGAATTCCTATTTCATATTTTTTGTTAATCTGTGTATACTCTTGAAAGAAATTATTATTTAAGACGTCTACAAAACTATCGTCTGTTATTTGGTTTTTTAAAAAACTTATTCTACTTAATTCTTCAATCGAAAATTGCATATTGAGTTACCTCCTCAGTATTATATTTAGGTCTTATATAACCTTTATGGCTTAATTTGCCAAACGTATTAAAAGTATTAGAATATAAACAAGAATCTTTTTCCGGTTCTTGATCGTTTGCTAACGCTTTTAAAAACTGAACCGTTATATCTAACATATTAAGAAAAAACGAAGTAAGATCTATCTTTCCGTAAGTTTCTCTCATCAAAGTGTCGTCGATATAAGGTTTATAAAACAAAGCTACCGAATTGTTTTGATGTGTTCCGCAATAAAACGGTACACCACGTTCAAATAGCATTTTTCTAGTTGCTATATTAGGAGCTCCGAAATATATAGTAGATCTGTTTAGATTTTCGTCTTTCAAATAGTGCCTGTAAACACGACTATTTTGAGAAATACTTTTTAAAGTATAGGGGGATATCAAGTCTGTTTTAGGTACATTATAAAAATCTGTTAAAGCAAATCTCGACACGGGCTTTCCTCCCAGTAACTCTCTTAAAAGATTTGCAGTACTGAATCTAAACGTGTTATGATGCTCTATTCCGTCTGCTTCAAATATATGCAGAACTTCAAAAAGCTCTTTAATATCAAGTTTATTCGATAGCTCTATTAAGTTTTCTAAAACGTTGAGGCATAATCCCCCAAAACCTATAAACGTTACGTTAAGGTTTTTACGCTTAACTTGTTTCATAAGGGTCTTAATGTCGCTAATAGAGTATCCTAATATATTAAGCTGATCTGCTATAGGAACTCTAGGTAGCTGATATGCGTATTCAAAGTATCTGCTTAACGTAAAAACGTTGTTATTTCCTACGCTCATTAACCTGTCTTTTAGCTCTTGAGGATATGGCGAGTATTTGCAATAGATAGAAGGTATTAAAGAATCTATGATTCCTTTATCAGGAAAATCCTCAAGAGTATATGAATACATATTATACCTAGCTATTATAGCGTTTCTTAAAATGCTATAAGGTATTATTCTTTTATCTCCTAAAGCTTCACTGAGAATTTCTTCCCACTCTTCTTCATCTATTTCGGTATACATTTCGTTGGGTAATATAGAGGACATTTTATTTGAAAACGTTGTAAAGCGTTTAAGCTGAAGATATCCTTCTAAAGGGTCTCCTTTAAATCTTTCTAAAGCCTGTTCTCGTAGTATTTCGTCTTTAACGAATTTTACTGCCATTTTTTCTCCTTTTAAAATTTTTTACTAAAAGCTTCGTAAAGCTCTTAGTAAAAAGGGCTTATAAAGCCCTTTAAATTAAAATCCTGAGCCGGATTTAACCTGTAATGAAGACGTATTTATCGTCTCAACTCTTGGTGTTTCTGCCGTAGTTGTTGCTGTTCCTGCTGCTTCTCTTAGTTTTGCTGCAATCTCTTCTGCCAGTGTCATAATGTTCTCCTTAAATTAAAATAGTTGTACGTAAATCGTATTTGTTGAACCTTCTTGGAAACCTTTTAACTCAAAATTCTTATAATCGTTTTCTATAGCATCTTTTATAGTTTCGGTAAAAAGACCCAAAGCTTCTTGAGGCTCTTCGCCTTCTGCGGTTATAGTAATCTTAACGATAGTATGCTCTTTCTGGCTAGACTGTCCGTTATAGACGTTTTCTAAAATAACAACGTCATCCATGTCTTTAATAGCCACTTTTACCTCTTGCCCTACGCTTGCGATTGCTTCTACAATCTCTCCGGCTTCCTCAACCGTCTTTGGTTTAGCCGTTTCTAGTAGCTCGCCATTTATGTAAATGCGGTACTGCTGACGAGTACCGTTATTTAACAGACTCATAATTTCGTCTTGTAAACTCATATGTTCTCCTTTATTCTTTATTTTCGATATCATAGACCGTATAGTCTAGTTTTTCGATTACTTGTTCTTTTTGCGGTAATTGTTGTTGTGTTGTTTTAAACTTCATCCGAATAGATGTATCAAGCGATTGTCCGCATACCGGACAGATAGTGTAGTAAATAGGTAATAAAGACTCACAATGTTCGCATTTCTTCATTTTCCTCCTTTCTTAGATCTGAAAATAGAAACTTATGTTCCTCTGGAATTGCGTTATAGACTAATTCAGCTAACTGCCTAATTTTGAAATGAGCTGATTTAGATAACCTTAGATGCAAGAAGTTTCTAAGAGACCTAACATTTATAGTCCAAACTAGATTAGTTAGATACGACTCTGGAACTAAATCTTTTACATCATCTAAAGACTTAGTTTCTTTTACTGCTTGCCTTAGCAACTCTAATTGAACTACTTGTAATGTAGGGTTAAAAGGTTCTTCTAAATTAATGTACTTAGCTGCTCTAGTCCAATCATAAACTAGATAATCTAGTTTATTCATATCTCCCTCTACAAAAGGTTTTTCGTTTGCTAGCTCTTTTAACGTATATCTAGTCGATTTAACGCTATAACTTGCTAATCTATGCCTACAAAGCTCTTGAAGTGCGTATCTAGGTAGTCCTTCGATATTGAACGAGTAAACTATATGTTCGGTTATACTCAAATGCTGTTCTTTATGTACTAGCTTATCTAACAAAGCTATATCAGCTTCCACTAGAGTGTCCGAAGGACACTCGTAGTTACCCCCTTTACTAAAGCTATCCCAACACGTTCTAGCTGCTGTTACAGCTATGGATAACGGTGTATGATGAAGTAATGTTACTTTCATTCTTTATCCTTTAGCTCACTAGATAAACCTAGAGAGATAGCTAATGTTTCTAAACTCCATTGAGCTAGTATAGTTAAAATCTCTTCAGGGAAATCTGGAAACTCATTTAACAGTTCTTGTACTTCCTCTTCAGGTATTTCTTCTTCTTTCGCTTTAGCTACAAAAGATGTTAAAAGATTATCTAGCTGATTCATTACCATCGTAGCACAATGAATCTTCTCTATGTTTTGTTTTGTCATTTGTTTTCCTTCCTTTTATTCTAAAGTTCGTTTTATATAACGAAATAAAACTTGTGTACTTCCATAGCCTATAACTAAGATAGTGAGAGTTATCCACATTGCATTAGTTACTTCCTGAGCTATAAAAGCTGTAATACACCAAATTACTATTCCTATAAAGAACAAAGAACATATAAGTCCTGTAAAACCAGCTAATGCTTCAGTAAAAGGTTTAATCATTAGCTATATTCCTCTTCATCTATATATTCTTTACCAAAATTAAAAGCTATTCCCCAACCTTCTGTACTATCATCTATGCTTTCTAATACGCATAGATCACAATGACCGAAAGGATCAAAAGGGATATCTGTAACTATTGCTTTAGATGCAACTAAGGGATTTTCTTTTACCATTTGTTGTAGTGTATCTATGACTTCTTGTACAGTCATTATTCTTCCTTTACAATCTCTTTACACTTCTCAACAGCTCTTTCTAGTATCTTTAGATTAGATACTATAGCTTGTGTTTGATCTTGAGTTAGAGGTGGTTCTTTTCGTATAACTACTTTATCTATGCTTCTACGAATATAGGTTATATCTTCAACTAGCTTTTTAAATCTTTCGTTCATACTTATGTGAGCTTTATGTTGTTCTACAGTCATTTTAATTCCTTCTTTTTGTTTAGAATAGTAAGCTTTTTAATTTGTTCATTTATAACATAACTTAAAGCCTTTATACGCTCTGCATCAATAGAATCTAGTATATCTCCAATATCACTTGCATCCCACTTTTTTTCTGCTAAATTAAAGGCATGTTCAAAAAGTTCTAAATCTGTTTTCAAATATATTAATTGTCTAAACTCTTGTTTAGTCATTCTATACCCTTTGAATCAGGGTGTCTTGATATAACAAGTTTTAGAATCTCAAAACACTTAACAGTATAAGACTTTTGTAAATCAAATAATTCTTTAGGTGGAGTAGGAAATAAATCTAAAAATTGATCTGATACAGTAAAAGTTTGTTCGTTTTTATCTACAACAGAAACAAACTCTTCAAAACTTTCAACAAATTCGTTTATAGACTCTGAAAGCTTTTTCAATTGTGTTAAATCTTCTCTTGTCATTTTATATCCTTTAAATGTTCTTGTAGAACTTTCTTGTATTTATTTTGTACAAAATATATACTTATGGTTGTAAGTGATAGAAAAACAAATAGCCGTATTGTTATTGGGGTTATTTCCCACATTATAAAACATACAGCAATTAGTACAAATAAAGCTATACACAATGCTCCTTTGATAGCGCATAAAAGATCTACAGCAAAGTCAGCTTCTGTGAGTGTAGTGTTTTCTTTAGTTATTTTAAACATCTTTATACCTTTCTAAACTTATCTGAATAATAATCATTTATAGCTTCTTGACATTGCCTATAAACGTATAAACAGCCTGCACAAAGAGTACCAGTAGCTGATGAAAATCTAAAAATATTCCAGTCATATACCCACTGTAAGAATGCAAACAAGTTTGTAAATAAACATAAGACACCTGATATAAAAACTACAACAATGCAAATATCTGATAGGCATCTGATCTTATCTACTCCATCTGTATCGTTAATTATGATTTTAATCATTTACACACCTTTAGTTAAAAAAATAAACCATAGATAAAGCCAGACACAATACCTAAAATAAGTGCTGCTATACAAAGCAATATGAAAGTTGTATCACTTAATGATTCTTCTTGATTGTTGTTTGTATTTTTAATCATTTGCATACCTCGTCTAAAATGAATTGAGCTAAGTCATAGCTATCTTTATCAGTCTCTGAATACTTGATAGTGTCAGAAAGTTTATAGCTGACTTCTAAGACCTTATCTCGGTAAGACTTATACCATTGCTCTACTATTGGAGAAAGCTTCTTAAATCGCTTCTCTGAAGGTTCTAGAGCCAAATAGATTAAATCAAATGATGCTTGAGTATTTGTTATGACATAATTCTTATTCTTAAAAGAAATCTTTCTAAGAAAACTAGATGATAGTTTCTTAATTGATTCGCCTTCAGCTTCATATTCCTTGAGCAAGCGAAAGAGAGATTCTCTTACTTCATCAACTAGCTTAGTTATACGCTTGTTCACTATACCAGCTGATTCGTAATCATCTTCCTCAAGGAATCCATATGCTATGGATAAAATCCCTACAACTCTCTTTTCTCCTGCTGAAATCATCTTACCACCATTCGTCATAGATTAAGTAGTTCGTATCGAAATCAAACTCTTTTAATACCCGTTCACATATTTCAATGGTTTCTTTAATCTGTTCAAAATAGTACTCATCATACTCATAAGAGCCGAAGAAAAACCCTTTTGTTACAGGTAATAGTTTTTCAGCTAAAGAGTGATCTTCTAATACTTGCTTACAAGTATTTAATAGACTTTCGATATTTTCTTTAGATACTTTACCTTTGCAAACTCCATTAGATTCTTCTCCTAATAATTCTTGAAACCAACCTCTTATCTGATTAGCTTTTCTCCAATAAGCAACTTGTTCTTGCTTATGGTCTATTAAAGCATCAACAGAGTCTTTTGCTTTAGCCCATTCGTCGTCATCTACAAAGACTTCTTTACTATCTCTATGTCTGTACTCTAAAATCTTTTGCATAAAGCTTATAGACTCTGAATAAAGATCATAAGTCTCTTTTTGATGACTTTCTAAATACATATCTAATCCCATTTTATTCTCCTTTATTTCTTAGATACATTGTATATAACACTATAGATGTCATACACAACAATCCTACTAACTCTAAAACACTTTTGTCTACTGTCATTCAGACTCCTTTACTTAGTTTTTATATAGACTCTATAATTTACTGATTACAAAGAGCTTTCTCGTACGTTTTATATGCTCTTAGATACAACCTGTTTAAAACTTAGCTAGCTAGACTAAAAGTTTTATGGTGTATTCAATGTTCTACCACTAGAATCGAGCTATAGAGCCTATATAAAAACTAAACCTAGAGATTACTCTCTAGGCTAGTTTAGCTAGATCAAAGTTTGCTTGGTATTCTTTTTCCCTAGCTTCATCTGAAGTGTCTTTAACCCATTTCTTTAATTCTTCATTCCAAGTACCTGTACGAGAATTGATCTGCTTCAAAGTTTCTTGCATACATTTAAAGAAGTCGTAACCTTTCTTAGCAGATAAATCTCTACAAAAGCTATACAATGAAGCTATCATCATAGTTGGATCATAAGTCATATCATACGTATTACCCAACAAACCTTTCAATAAAGCAGTTTCACTGGTATCAATACCTAGTTCTTCTAACGTTTCCCAAGGGATATAAGCTTTATCAAACTTTTCTTTATATACACAATTTCCTGCAAAGACCATAATATCGCATAGAGCATCTATGTATTCGTGTTCATTGTTTGTTTTAATAGCAGCAGCTAGTTCTCCTAGCTCTTCCATTACATTACGTGTGTAACCTTCTCTTTGGGATTCAATAGAGAGTTTTCTAGTTGCTCTCCACTTTTCTAACTCATTTAGAATATCTAGTATTTGTTGTTTCATTTGCACTCCTCCCGATATGCTGCATCATAGTCGTTAAAGAACTTATCTATTTGCTTATCTAAGTCTATATTAACATCAAGACCCGATATTAAGTACTGACTTAATACTTTATACAGAGCATAGAAGTACGCTAAAGAGTTTTCGTCAGAGTTTTTTATTAGATCAGCTGAAGCTATATAAACTCTTTTAAAAGCTTCTTTCATAGTTAATTCAAGAAGTTCTTGTTCAACTTCTTTAGCTTTTAAAGATACTTTAGTTAAATCCACATTTTCTAAAGTCCAAAGAGCGTGCATAAATAGAGTACAAAATCCTCTGATCATTCTTTGCTCTGCTAAATTAGCAGACATAGCTACATTTATTAGATAACGTACTTTTTCACT